GCCTGCGCCCACGCAGCGCCGATCCCGATGACTTCACTCTGATGAACACCGAAGCGATCACTTAAGAGTCGGAAGCTAACCTCCAACTGGGAAAGCTCTTCCTTGAGTTCCCCAGCATCCCTGGAGGCATCGCCGTAGACCTTCCGTACAGAGGTCATGGCTCTTTCGTTCTCTAGAGCCCATTTAGTTGCCGCTGCTCCAGCTAGAACAATCGGCAATGTGAAGTTGTAAGTAAGCTGCTGGCCGGTCCACTGGAGGTTCTTGCCGAACCGCTGAAGGTGTCCAGCCCAAGCAGACAGAGTGCCTCCAAAGCCAGCACTGGCTTTGGAGGCACTCCCGAAGGAATTCTGCAAAGACCGGAGAGCCCCAGTCTGCTGTGCGATAGCTGCATTCGCTTGCTGCGCATTAACACGAACGATGATGTTAAGCGTAGCATTCATACCCTATCGCCTTCTTCCTGCTCTGCTTGCTCGCTTTTGCTCTGCTTGTTCCTTTTTATGCCTTGCCATATCTATCTTTGACTTGACATTCCAAAGAACAAGGAATTCGTCCATGAGTTTAGGTGATTGATCGTAGATCCCACCAGCGTTTGGCAAATGACTCCATTTCATCATTTCGCAAATGCCAAAGAGCTTGATCGACTCACACAAGTCTCCGGGAATAGGCTTACCCTTGAAAAACAGTTCAGCCTGATCCCGTAACTTTAGTTTTTTGCGTCACGCTCCCGGACCTTCTCGAGCTGCTCCTCAAGCTCGGCAATCTGCTCCTTGATGTTCTCCTCGGTAAGCTCCGAAGGAAGCAGCCAAGGGTTCATATCTCGGATCTTCTTCTCCACGCCATCAAGAAGGCCGGGACGAGACTTCGTAAGGAAGTCCTTCCGGTTCTTCTCGTTGAAAGGAAGCGGCTCGATCACGCCAGTCTTGCCATTCTTGCGAACGAGGTTCCAGCCGACGATAGCCATTTCCAAAAGGTAGTAGCGCTCGTCGCCAGAGGCAATCCGAAGGTGAGCGTCACCAGTCTGGCGCTCGACACGAATGTCCTTGTTGGTCTTATTTAAGTACGCTCGACGATCGCCTTCGTCAAGCTCCTTCAGGATTACGAAGGAAATTCCATCAGGAAGTGTGTGGGCCTCGGTGAGGTCAGCACCAAAGTAATCTTCCTGCGTAGAAACGGTATCAAGCTCTACAGTGTTAGTAGTATTCGTGTCCATCTCGTGAGCCTCCTAAGCTCTAGTGTGTGGATTGTTTTTTAAGGTGAAAGTGGGGCCTTCCCCGCTGCCGAACGGAAGGCCCCACTTTCGCTTTCACCAGGGGAAGTGAAAGGTTTTATGCAACGGTGGCAAAGGAATTCTTGACAACCGCTGTAAGGATCGGCGTACCAGTCACCGGGCGCACGGCCTGGATCTCAAGGTCATGCTCAAGAACGTCGTCACCGGAAGGCGAAAGACTGAACGGAGCGATGACGGCCTGCGGAACCGTAATCGTGAAGCTATACTTGACGCCAGGATCAGCGCCAGCAATATCTTCGTAAGACTCAACCTCGATGATAACGTCATCCTTGAAGGACATACCACCAGGGGTGGTAGCCGAAGGGCCACCCCACATAGCTGTACGCCAAAGGTCGGAATCCTCGGGTCGAATGGTGACACCCATCGTAACCTCTCGGCGCTTCTCAACCGCATCGCCAAGGAACAGCGAACCGAGTCGGAAGTCGTCATCTTCGATGTTGTTGTTAACATCGAACGAGAAGCTCTTCGCAGGAAGGGCCACGTTGTTCCACTTGACAGTAATGTTAGTACCAACAAGCAGAGGTGAATTGTCCCAGCGGACGGTGGCGGAAACAGGACTAAGAATCTCCTGCGTAAGACCAATCAATCCACAAGTACCCATGAGATACCCATTGGCATCAGCCTCAAGGTGGAAAGAGTTGATCTTACAGTCGGTATACTTGAAGTCCTCGTAGGCACCGGCAATGGTTTCCTCAACAGAAATCCAAGGAAGTGCAGTATCACTAGTAGTGATCGTATGAGTGTAACCAGTAGCTGCAGTACCAGCACTGGCGGCAGATCCAAGAACGCCCTTCAAAAGAGTGGGAAGCTCCTCCATCCGAGCGTAGAAGTCAAACTCGCCCGAGTAACTAATCGGACCAAGCTGGGCGTCAGGAATGTCTCGGTTGCCACCGATCTCCGGATCAGGAATCAGAAGCTCACGAGTACCACCGAGCGCTCCAGACCGAATCCGCATGAACACACCCTGGTTGGGGCTTGCGGCTCCGGGGTCAGCGTATGTACCTTTACTGGCCTGAGTCTTAAGACCGACCCGACCCGACTGACTAGAGAATCCCATTACTTACCTTCCTCTTTCTTCGTCGCCTCGGGAGCGCTGACGGTCTTGGGAGCCTCGTTCGTAAACGAAGTTCCAGCTGAATTTACGATAGCCTGCTTTTCAGCAATGATCTTGTCAGCCTCAACATTCTTGCGGCGAAGATCAGAAAGCTGCTGCTCAAGTCGCTGAGCCTCACGATCAAGCGAAATCTTGCGAACAGAAGAATCAGCCTGAGCCTGCTTCTGGTTGAGCTTTTCCTTTTCGGCGGCAATCTGAGCCGTGAGAGAATCCACACGGCTTCGGGACTGCTGCACATCTTCTTTTGACACTGCCATGTTCGTCTCCATCTTAGATTGCTAACAGCTCTGTCTCTACATGAAAAATCGTTGTACCAACGAAGTTCCAGATACCCGAAAGATCGCCGCTGACGAATTTCTGCCGAACAACAGTTAACCTCTTAAATCTTTCGATGTAGAAGGAATCTGTTTCCTGCAAGTTCTGTAACGATAGCCTCAAACTTGAATCCTGATAAAGGATTACTCGGATCATTTTTGCTGTATTTGTAAAGTGCTCCCTTCCTGTTTCCTCGTCAGCCGACAAAGAAAGATTCATAATCGAGAACTTGTAAACCTGAAGAGTGGGTTGGTTTGCACCGATCTCATGTGAAGTTGGAATCGGCTCCCAATCGTTAGCTGTTACACCAAGCGTACCATGTGGGTCGTTGGGACGAACCGCTCTAGCTACCACCGGGTAGTTCACGAAGTTAGTGGTCAGGTTTGTCTTGATCTCATCGACAACTCCACCTGGAAAGACAGACATTAGGCAAAGCCCCCAATGATTTCGTCAATGATATGAGCTTCAAGTCTTTCCAAAATATACCCAGCATCAACATCGTCAAGAGCCAAAATAGGTCGGGGCGGTGTAGGGCCAAAGTTTGGAAGAGGATTGGTAGTGCGACCCTTTTGAGCCGTTTCGATCTTCTGTTCCATGACCGAATCGTTTGTGTCGCCAGGAATCTGAAGCTCCACGCCACCAGGACCGGCAGTAACGCTGTTCGTCTTACTGACAAACCGCATCATCTCGCCAGTTCTCCAGTTCTTAGGCCACGAACCGGGGAACCCGTAGGCTTCTCTGATGCGTACAGTGGCATCAGACAGTTCGGGCCATTTCCCTGTCACAGCATCCCCACCGGCCAGTATTCTGGCCTGGATCTGATCGAAAAGATAATCTGAAGTTTCGTTCTCCAGAAACCTTGCCAGGGAAGGTGGCGAAACGGCCTGGGCAACCCTGGCCATCATATTCAGGGGCTGTGAAGCATCAACGTAAACGTTGTACGTAAGGGATGCCATTTTTCACGATCCTGGCATTCCGTAAACATCTTCTCCACGCATGATGTTGTTTTCCCAAACCTCCACAAGGGACTCTGAATCTCTCGTAGTCACACTTGGAACTCTGTGTTCGTCGTCATTGATTGGGATAACAGTTAATGCGGAATCAAGGTTGACAACTCCATTGAGAATTGCAACAAGAGATTCCATAGCTTCACGGATCAACATTCGTCCGTAAGCGTGAATGGAATCGTTTTCGTCGTTTGTGGCTAAAGCCAAAATAAGCCTACCCGAGGCAAGCTTACTGTTAATCATCTTCAAAACAAGTGATTCGTAATTGCCGAGAGCAACGTAACCTGGAGCTGGGGTAATCGGAATCACATACTTTGCACCAAGAAGTGCGTGCATTTCTTCTGCCGCCCGCTCGACCCAAATATCATGGGTCGAGCCAGGCGACAGAAGAATGTCCTTAACTAAAAGGTCAGCTGCAGTACAGTACATCAGACGGGAGAATCCTCGTCTTCGGTTTCCTCAGTAATCACCGGAAGTGGATTATACCCCAGGAAGCTTTGGTTAGTCGTCTGCTCTTCGAAAAGTCGCTGACGACGCTGAATGTCATTCTCTTCAGGCATAACCAAAACCGTAGGATCAACCTCAGGCTCAGTATCTTCGGAAACTTTCTTAGCCATGTTGCGTTCCTTTCTTACAGGACGTCCATCGTGTAGGTCCAGTCGAGGTGGACGAACACGGGGAAGGCCTTGATGCCAGTGCCACGCACTGTGCCCCAGGGATCCTTCTTGTCATCTTCCCACTCGTAGAAGCCAGGAGTCCAGTTACCCTCAGGGTGGGGCGAAGTAAGGACCTTGGCGAAGCCAATGGCGTCATCAAGATCGGCAAACGAAGCCTCATCGGGAAGGAGGTACATCTTGTCTTCATTGGTGAACCGGTGATTCACCACAGTATTGCTGCCGACGGCACGAGTCCGGTAGACAGCATCGTACACGTTGACGCGAGTATTAGTAGCTCGCTCGAGAATGGTCTTAAGCATGTCAGGACCATAACCGTCAACGATGTAGTTAAGGTCGATGGGAGACGACGGGGTGCCGCCGACAACCATGCCAAGTCGAGCAACGAACTTCGTGCTGTTGACGAGGCTGTCCACAACCTTCTGGGAAGTGATGATACGACCCAGCTTCACACCGTAACGCTCGTAAACGGTACGCTGAGCAGCCTTCACGGCGCCAATGGGATCAGAGGTTGTAAGGCTGAAAAGACCGCCCGTAGGAGCCTGATCAGTCTGATCCGCAGGACGCCCGTAGTCGATGGAAAAGGAAATCTTGCCATCGTTGTACGAAAGACCACCGGTATCAAGAGGATTCATACGCATCCACTCAAGCCGGTTGTCAAGCTTGCGGCGACGAAGGGCATCGTCACGAGCAACCTTGGCACGGAAATCCTCGATCTGCGACCCAACCGTAAGGGGAAGGGTCAGGGAGTTAGTACCGAGACGCTGTGCAATCAGCAAAGTCTCTCGGTATCGAGAAACATCGCTGGCGGAGTAAACGTCCTTCATGGCCCAGTCAATCACCGAGGCACGGCCGGAGCCGCCGCCGATGAGATCCTTCTGAGCCAGTTCAGCCTCAGCGTCCTCTGCACGAGCCGGAGCCAGTCCATCAGTAAGACCCTGAGCGTAGTCGAAGATCACGTCATCAGACCCGACCTCCATCATGGGAGCAACAGTACTGCCGATATGGTCCGTAGGCGGCTGAAGCTCACGGAGTGTGCCGAGAGCCGTCTCCTTTCGGACCAGTCGATCGAGCGGAGGGAACTGAGCCATTTTGTGGTTATCCTTTACTTGAAGATGATGGACAGGCTGGCATGAGCAACGATAGCGTCACGGGTAGTGTTGCCAAGGACAACACGAGCACCCGCACTGTTGCGCTCAAAGCACCAATCCTGGTGAGCCGCAACCTCGTAACAAACCGAAACAACGGCGTCACGTTCGTTCAGTTCCCACGGAAGGAAGGTGTCGAGAAGGCCAACAATGTTGGCAGCAGTCTGCCGACCGTCAACCGCACCAGCAACGCCAGCGGTTGTTTCGGCAACTGCAACGGTACCACCGCCGACGAGGTTAGTAAGATCAATCGTAATCATACCAACGTTCTCGCCAAGGTAGTTGTAAGTGAACACAACAGGAGTCGTGCTCAGTGGACCACCGGTAACAGTGATCGCACCCTCAGGAACACCAGCAGCCTCAAGAGCGGCCTGGATGGTAGCAGCGTTAGCTGCAATGGCGATATCCTCAGCGGTCACGTCATATGCAGGAACGGTGATATCGTAGGTGCCCGAAGTCCAGGTACCGGACTTGGTAGCAGTCTGGACCTCAACGGTTCCAGCAGGCTGGAAAGGACCAATCTTACCAGCCTCGGGGCCGGAAGTGATCTTAGCCATAACCTCGCCGGACTGAGCAACCTTCAGAAGGGTGCCATCAATGCTCTCCGCAACAACCGAAGTTGCAGCAAGAGTGTACGACTCGTACTTCTGGCCCTTGGTGGAACGCTGGTAAACGTTCTTCCCGAAGGGAGCCCGAAGAGTCGGGTTCTTAGAAAAAGAAGCCATTTTTTACTTTCTCCTAACTTAGAAGGGGTTTTTGTTGTGCTTGACGAGGATCTGGTAAGACGGGGTTTCCTTGATGAAGTCCTGCGACTTGCCAGCACGACGATGGTTAGCCACAATCTCTTCGGCCGCATCAACCGCATCAAGAGTCTCACCCTGCGAGTTCTGGAAGAACCCGCTCTGGGTCTGGTCACCAGTGGTGCTGTTACCAGAATTGTCGTAAGAATTAAACAGACTATGGGAAGGCGCAGCATCCATCGTCACCTGCCAGGCAACGAACTGGTCGTCACTGAGCGTAGCAGTGAAAGCGAGTGTGGATTCTTCCTGGGTCTTCGGAAGCTTGTTAGACTCGACAAGCTTCTTGACGTACTCCTTTCGACCCCCTTCGGTCGTCTCTTTCCGGAAAGTCTCAAGCATGTCGATGTGCTTCTGGACGACAGCGAAGTCGGAAACCTCGTCGCCATTGATCGTGAAGTTGTGTGTGGCGGGCGCAGACTGGAACCCAGGAAGGGTGAGCTGTGCGCCATGCACGAGAACACCCTGCGGGGCCGCAGGAGCGGCGGGGGCAACAGGAGCGGCGGGAGCCGTCGAAGCAGTCTGAATACCCTTCACGACCTCGGGGTCAGTCAAAAGGTTCTTGATGGAATCCTCGTAGGCCGCATACTGAACAGCCTGGACCCAGGACTCGGCAGATTTGCCGGACTTAAGCCATTCCTCTAAGGTCATTTCGTTCTCCTTGGTGGTATCTTCAAACGAAAAGAAGGAACTTTGGGAAGGTTCCTTGTTGTAGATTCCTTCAACCGCACCAATATCAACAAACGCCA